TGCATAGAGGGGTGATGAGAGTCGCCCCGTCGTCGGGCTACGCGCATGCTTGACGATGGCGGCACGCCGGCGCACGAGTCTCTTTATCAGTGCGTATTCCTTTTGCTTCGGCGAAGACATTGTGCGCGCATTCCGGCTGGTTGCAGCAAACCGGGCAAGGGTCTTCGGGTCCATATATGGCGTCACCAGACGCATCACTGCATTGTTGTTATGGCTCATGATGATACTAGCGCATAAAATTCCTCAAGTCGTATATCCTCCCGGAGGTTGACAATCGTACGCAGGTAGGTCCGACGGTTGTTCGGGTACGTCTTGTCGGTCCGAACCTTCACGACGCTCCACCCGAGGTCGCCATAGTCACACTCGACGATCGTGCCGTCCGGAAACTCCCCCTTGTTGAGACGCGTCTCGTGAATGAGACGACCGCGCTCTTGAATGTACAGATCCGCCTTGTTGTACACCTGAAAGTCGATGGTGATACGGTCGCGCGGCTTCCACTTGAACATCGTCTCGTGCGTGCCCGATCGAACGGGCTCGTTCACGGGCGTGAAAATGAACCCGTCCGTCTCGTAGGGGGGCACCTCGAGGTTCCGCATGTCGGCCAGCATGCGCATCTCCTTGACCACCGTCACGAACGGCGATTTGGTCAGGATCGTCTTGACGAGCGCGCGCGCCTTCATGAGCCGCTCGGACAAGGGCATCTGCATGAGCGATTCGCCACGAATCATCATCGCGTCGTGAATCAGAAACACCTGCTTGCCGTCGCTCAGCCGCGTGACGAGCTCGCCATCCAACAAAGTATCCTTCGGTAGCGTGTACGTGTAAAACTGTACAGCAAATGTGCGATCGATGAGCGCGGCACGCTTGACGCCGTCTTGAGTCTCACAGCACGCGAGCAGGTGGCGCACGCCATCCATCTTGTGACATGCGAGGTAGGCAGACTTTTTCAAAAGCGGGAAGTGTTGCCGCTCAATTGAAACAGGCTGAGGACCTGGAAAATACGTCGAGTCGGACGCAAAGCCCCATACCCGATTGACAAACGCCCGGAGAGCCAGGGCTTCGCCCATGTGTGTCTACTTATCTACACGAACGCCCGGTGTCTCTAAGATGTTTCCGATGCACTCGTACGTGTAATGGCAGACAACCTGTGACTTTGTCAGCGCACCCACCTTGACGAGCTTCAAGAGCTGATCAAACATCGACTCGTACGAATCGGTCGGCAGTTTGATGGTCACCTTATCGCCCCGGAGTTTCTTGTCAACCGCCTTCGAGTCCATGGCCCAGACGCGCGCCGACGTCTTGGTCACCTCGTACAGACCGTCGGCCCACTTTTTGCTCACGTCCGTGTCGAACGTGAGGCCACGTTGACACGCAGGCTCCTTCGAACCCGCAGCCGTCTTTCGGCGAAACATTTCCCAGTCGACACCCTCCTTGACCGACGGACACACGAGCACCTTGGTGTCCTTCTCAAACGGATCGCACAGCTTACGCAGACTTTCCTCATCCAAGTTCGTGCCGTAGTCAAACCAGATGATACGCTCGCCCGACTTTATGATTTTGGGAAGGCTGGACATGTCGGTCACGAAATGGACGTCCACGTGCAAACCTTTATGCATGGCGTACATGTGGATGTTCATGAGGGCGTGAAGCGTCGTCGCCGCGATCGACTTGTTACGAGTGACGACACACACGAACATTAGCCTTTTAAGCCTCTACGCCTTTAACTCAATTACGAATGGCTGAACGATACTCGTTGCCGGGAGCGTCACCCCCGACGGAATACCACTGACCGTATAGACAACCACGGGTACCGTTGAAGTGTACGTTCCAGTGACGACGATGTTTTGGGACAACTGATCGATCGACACCGACCGACAGTTGACCGTCGCACCGGGGGCCCCAATCTGAACAGCCCATACCGGTGCACCGGCCGACGTGTACTTGACGACGAGGCCGTCGATGGTACCCCGGAGCGCAAGTGTTTGTGTGCCCACCTGGATCGACGTCGATGTCGTGTAGCCACACGAGTAGACGCTGTTTGTCGCATCGGTCGTACACGACGTGAGATATGTTTGACCGGTCCCGCCAATCTGCGTCGCCCATTGGAAATAGCCGAGCACAGAGTACTTGACGATGAATGCATACGTGTCAACGCCGGTCGCCGGGAAAAGTAAACCCCCTCTTCCGAAAAGCGAGGGTGGAATGCTCGACACGGGCGAGTTGTAAAACACGAGCGTACTGCCGACATAGGTGCCACACGTCACGATGTTCGCCGACACGTCCTGTGCGACGCTCAGCGATTGTACATTCGAGCCGACGTACTGCGCCAGCATCTGGATCGTTCCACTTGAAGTGTACGTCGCCAGGTAACTGTTGACGGTCGTTGACGTGACAGCCGCCGGTACACCGTAGAAGCTGTCGAAATCGGATCGCGTGAGCACGTAGCCCGTGTTCGTCTGACCGGCTGTGTTGAACGGCGTGAATGTGTTTGACGTGAAATACCCCGTGACGGACGTGAGACCGTTGATGGTTGTCGTCGCCGACGTCACAAAGATGTTTCCGGACGGATTGCCGGCAATGCCTGCGATCCACTGAAACGTCCCCGACTTGTTAAACTGGGTCAGGTATGTGTTCGGGCTGTACAAGCCGCTCGTCGACCCGTTGTATGTCGTGCCGATGGTCGACCGAGACACGCCGCTCGTTGACACGGACGTCGAGTTGGATGTGAACGTCAGGTAGGCGTTTCCGGGAAGGTCGGTTCCGATCGAAAGGAAATTTTGGTACGTCGCAATCGTCTGCCGTGCATTGGCACCTTCCGAACCAGCGACGCTTCCCGTGATGGGCACGAGCCATTGAGGCGTACCCGTCGCACTCGCGAGCTTGGTCAGGAACATGTCGTACGTTCCGGCCGTCGTCGTGAGCGTCGTACCGTATGCCGTCACGCCGTTCGTGTACAGCGTCACAGTCTGTGACGCTGTCGATATGGTTGTACCGGAAACGAGGAGATCGCCGTACGTATCCACCTCGATACCCGTCACGTTGACCCTGCTCGACCCCGGTCCACCGATCGTCGTGACCCATTGCGCCACACCGACCGTGTTGTACTTGACGATATAGCCCGTGTTGGTCGAGCCCGTGACGAGATTGAACGTCCCGAACGTCGACCCATCCTTGTTGTACACGACGAGCGTCGACGACCCGAACGTCCCGCACGAATACATGTTCCCGACCGGATCGACGGCACTGTTCGACCCGCCATAGTTCCCGGTCCCACCGGTCCCGCCATAGTAGAGGGCCAGTGCACCGTTTCCGGGTGCCGAAAAAATCTGACTCGTCGACGACCCACCGATCGTCCCGTCGACCGGTCCAGCCTCTTGGGTCGGAAACACGACACGGCCTTCGCCGCCGGAAATGTGAAACACGTTGTACGATCGAGCGTAGATTCGTACGTCGCGACCCGTCAAGCACGGCGTGAGTGTGAGATTGTGCTGCTGATTCTCGAGCGATGAAAAGTTGAGCGTCCCGGACGGCACGTCAATCTCGGGTGAAATTCCAAACGAATACATGTAAAACTGGCTGTCTGGAACGCGTGTGTGAAACTCGAGCCCTTGGATGACCCGTAGGTACAAGGCGGTCGCGTAATCGGGTGTGATGATGTCGACATTGTCAGCCGCCAAACGGAGCGACACCAGATGGTCCGTCCCGCCCGTGTTTGTGTAATCGTAGACGTTCGATGCATTGTCAGCCTGGATCACCCAGTACAGCTCGGCGACCGAGTTGACGAACCGCGAGGTGAGCGAATACGTCGTCTGGTAAAAGCTCGGCGGCAGTCGAAACTGAACAAGCTGAAATGTCTGGGTCATGTACGACAAGGGGTACAGTGTCATGTAGTCGCGCTCAGCCTTGGACACGTAGACGTAATCGATGAACAGATCGGCTTGAACCTGGCCGACATATCCACCGCTCGTAAAGACGCTCGCGGCGTTGAAGACGATGCGTAGCTTGGGAGACTCGTCGAGCGCGACGAGTGGTAGACTCACCGTGAATGGCAGCTGGATGAAATAGGCTGCCAGGTTGCTCGTCACCCCCTTGCCCAAGAGGGTTGTCAACGCAGATTGTTTCGCCTGAGGCACCGTAATCTCGTTGAGCATGTTCATCGTTTCGCCATAGTGCCGCTCGATAACCTGGTCTTTGTACATCAGTTCGACTCGGTCGATCATCGCTGTACCGGCCGACGGCTGAACGACCGTCGGTGCATCGCTCGGCCACGCAACCCGAAGAACCATCGTGCTGACGACGTCACCCGTCTTGGGAATCGACAGGGTCAAGTCTTCACCGAATGATACACTCTTCTCAAACTGCACTCGGATCGTCTGCGTCGCAAACTGTGCAGGTGGATCCTGCATCTCTGTTGTTCACGCAGAATATTTTACGATGTATGTGTCGTACGTGCTTCCACGGGCCGTAAGGATAGCCGCCGGGACGCTCGTGTTCGTGTTGTTGTAAAAGTTGGTCACGTCGGAAAATGACCCGGTGACCAGAATGTTGGATGATGTCCGGTCGTACGTCACGCTGCCCGCGAACGTGTACGCGTCGGCCGTAATGTCGTCAATCTGCGCCGCCCATACGAGCGTACCAGTCGGTGAAAGCTTCATGACGTAGCCATCCTGGCCAGTCACCGTGTACGTGCGCGTCGTGGCGAGCGTCGTCGTGCCGTACATGAGCCCGGTTGCAAACACATTTCCCTCTGGATCGGTCGTGACACCGAGACCAAAGTTTGATGCGGGCGAACCAGCCGTCGCGACGGCGAGTCTGATCCACTGAGCCGTACCGGCCGAATTGTACTTTGCGACGTACCCGGCACCCTTGGCAATCACACCTGTCGTGACGGTTGCGCTCGTCCCCGGCTGATTGTAGACGTTCCATGAAGTGGCGGTTGACGCGATACCACCCGTCACCACGATCGTTTTGTCGATCGCGACGGTCGGAACGACGATCCCCTGACCACCAGCACCGACGCGCGTCACCCATGTCACTGTACCGGCCGTTGAATACTTGGCCAAAAAGGCGTCGTTCGACGCACTGGTACCTGACAAAGACGTGGGTGTCCCGGCTGCGTTGTACACCCCGAGCGTACCTGTAGTGTTCCAAGATCCAGAGACGAGCACCGACGCATCGGGGCTCGACGCGATACCAGTCGAGTTGACGGTGGCCGCCGCCACGCCAATCTTTGCAACCCACTGGGCAACACCG